AGCTTTATCATCAAGTGGTGTAGCTTTAACATATAGATTTAGAGCAAAAGATTCAGGTGGTAATGTCATAGCTACTTCTGGCTTAAGTAACAGCGAAACTATTTATGTTGCTGGTACAAGAAGCTTCGGTGGTGGTGGTGGAGGTGGAGGCTTCGAGCCTTAAGCCGAAACTTGACAAGACTTATATAAAATATTATAATACTATTAGGGGTGAAGCATGAAGAAACTAGTAATAAGTTTAAAAAGAAGACAAGATAGAAAGGTAGAATTTAAAAAAAATAATTTAAAAGATTTTAAATATTTAGAAGCTATAGATTATAAAACTTTAAATAATAAAGATTTTAAAGTTAATGAAAATTTTAGAGACCCTTTTTTAAATAGACAAACTTTAAAAAGTGAAGTAGCTTGTTTCTTATCTCATAAAAAAGCATGGGAAGAATGTCTAAGACTTTATGAACCTGTAATTATTTTAGAAGATGATGCAGTCATAAATGATACATGGGATGAAGAATACTATGAAAAGTTACTAAAAGACTATGAGTTTATTTATCTTCAAAGAAACGAAAACGAACCTGATAAAGTTAAGAGTATAGATAGTAGAATAGAAAGACCATCTTACCCTTACAATTTAACAGGATATGTTATAGAACCTACAACTGCTACAAAGTTATTACATAATTATAGAGAAATAATACCAGTTGATGAATACATACCTTGGTTAATTAAAAAAGGTCGAATAGATGCTGTAGCTTTGAAACATGATGCATGTAATCAGTTACCAAGAAGCATAAGCGAGAGTGATATAGAAAATAATAAAACAGCTAGAAACTTTACTGTACATCCAATTACAGTAGGTTCAGATAGACTGAAATGTGTTAAGTTAAACACAAGTGCTAGGAAGCATGGTATTGAAGTAAAAAACTTAGGTACTAATGTCGAATGGAAAGGAACAGATATGTCTGGTCCGGGTGGTGGAATGAAAGCCAACCTACTAAGAGATTATGTAAATACTCTACCAGACAATGATGTAGTTTTATTTACAGATGCATATGATGTATTTTATGCAGATGATTTAGAAACTATAACTGAAAGATATTTAGACTTTAATACTAAAGCAGTTTTTTCAGCAGAGTTATATTGTTATCCTGATGATAGTATAGCAAATCAGTTTCCAGAATCTCATACACCTTACAGGTATTTGAATAGTGGAACATTTATAGCTCAAGTAGGAGAACTAAAAAAGATGTTTGATTCTTCTACTGTAGCTGATGATGGTGATGACCAACTG